GCCAAGTTGATCGAGGACGCGCTAGGCTACACCGGCACGCGCATTTTGATGCTGACCCACGTTAAAGAATTAATCCTGCAAAATGCCGAGGAACTTGTGAACATGTTGCCCGGCGTTGACCTTGGCTTTTACAGCGCAAGCATTGGGCAAAAGCGGCTGGACAAACAGGTGACGTTTGCGGGCATCCAGTCGATTTGGGAGAAAGCGCCGGACATGATCCCGCCGCCTGATTTGGTAATTATTGATGAGGCGCATTTGGTGCCGCAAAACACGACAACGCGCTACGGTAGGTTTATTGATGAATTGCGCCAATGCAATCCGGCAGTCAAAATCGTTGGACTAACCGCCACGCCATACCGCCTTGACAGCGGTTATCTGCACAAGGGCGAAGGCGCTATCTTTGATGGCATTGCTTATGACATCCCCGTTGGAATGCTGATGGATCAAGGCCACCTAGCGCCAATCATCAGCAAAGGGGCAAAGGCCAAGATTGATCTAACCAACGTGGGCAAGCGGGGCGGTGAGTTCATCGAAAGCCAACTCGCAATGGCGGCAAGCGATCCAGAACTTGTGCGGGCCACGGTTGAGGAAATTGTGAAGTTTGGAGAAGATCGAAAGTCATGGCTGGTCTTTGCGTCTGGCGTTGGCCACGCCGAAATGATCCGCGATCAAATGGCGGTTCATGACATTGATGCTGATGTTGTAACGGGGGCTGATAACAAGACCGACCGCGCGCGCAAGATTTCGGACTTCAAAGCGTTTCGCAAGCGGTGCTTGATCAACATCGGCGTGTTGACTGCGGGTTTCAATCATCCAGCGACTGACCTTGTGGCGATGGTTCGGGCAACGGCCAGCCCCGGCCTTTATGTTCAAATGGCGGGTCGAGGGACACGCAATGCGCAAGGCAAAACAGACTGCCTGCTTTTGGACTTTGGCGGCAACGTTGAACGGCACGGGTTTATTGATGCCGTGCGGGTGAAAGACAAGACGCAATCGAGTGGTGATGGCGTTGCGCCAACAAAGGAATGCCCCGAATGTCAGGAGATGGTTGCGGCGGGTGCAAGGTATTGTCCAAGGTGCAGCTACAAGTTTCCAGACCCGCAACTAAACCACGGGACCAACGCTTATGGCGGTGCGGTTCTATCCAGCCAGGTCGTTGCCGAATGGGTTGACGTTGATGATGTGGCCTATACACGGCATAAAAAACAGGGCAAGCCAGACAGCATCAAAGTCAGCTATATGTGCGGCATGAAGACGATTAACGAATGGTTATGCCCCGACCATGGGGGCTACGCAGCAAGCCGCTATGACGCACGCAAGGCCGCGCTAGGGGCAGAGGCGGCAAGCACTGACGATGCGCTTGTGGAGGCGCTTGTAAGCTGGACAATTCCGACGCGCATCAAGATAAAGCCAAGGGCAGACGATCCGCGCTTTGATGAGATTGTGCAGCTTGATTATAGCGAGGGCAGAAAGCCAAAACCGCCGGGTGAAGACATCTCATGGGAAGGAGATTTGCCAAATGCCTACGACTTCGACGACATCCCGTTCTGAAAGTGACGAGCAAATCGGCTTTGTGAATTGGTTTGAGGGTGCTTTTACGGGGGTGCGGATATTTCACATTCCAAATGGCGGTCATAGGGCGATAAGTGTTGCCAAGAAGCTAAAGGCTGAAGGCGTCAAAGCTGGCGTGCCTGATCTTTATGTGCCTGCTTGGAAGTTGTGGATCGAGATGAAGCGCACAAAAGGCGGTCGGCTATCTGCGGAGCAAAAGGAATGGATTGCATACCTAACGGGATTAGGCGACAGCGTTATTGTCGGCAACGGCGCAACGGATGCTAGTCGGCAGGTGCTGGCGTTTTTGAAAGTACGGCGCGAATGACGTATTGTGTGATTGACAGGCCGGATAATTTTGCAGCTTGTGCGATGGCTGATTGCTGATCTTCCGTGACGCGGCAATGAATAACTTTATCTTTTTTCATGGCATGTTTCCTTTGGGTTTTGTGCTGTGCAACACTAGGGCGGATTGTGATGGAAATCAAGGCTGGCGTGATCGTGTTCGCATCATCTGACTGTAGGGACGGCATTGCAGATGCGCGGGCGTACCTTGCAGAAATGAAGCTGAAGCCGGATCAAGTCAGGCTGTACCGCCATGATGGGCAGGTGCTGATTCAGACGTTAAAGCCGGTTGCGCTAAAAAAACCAAACTAGCCACTTTTCCCCCTTGACCGATGCCTGCCCCCACGATACACCAGAGACAAGGAAACGCAAATAAGGAAACCAAGTTATGACACGCACAGTATACCGCGACAAAGCAATGCAACGCGCAGAGGCAGAGGGCCACCGTTTGGCTTGTGAGGATTTGGCCAAAACGCCGCGTCACATGCTTGGCACTGGCAACCCAAACCATCCAGATAATGACCCAAAGCCAACGCTTTTTGGCTATGACGTCAGCGAGTTTATGGCAAGGCAGCATAAGTGACCGCCACCCTAGCAGCAGAACTAGACAGGCTTGGCGTTCGCGCCCTGCCAGTCGCGCCACCCAAGCGAGTGCATTTGCCAGCTTGGAAACCGAAACACAAGGGGCAGGAGCCGCCTTGGTAGGAGAATGATATGAGTGATGCACCTGAAACGATGTGGGTTTTCCCCCGAAAAGATTGGTTTGACGCGGGGGCAAGCACACACAAGATTTTGATAAGCGGTGCGCGAGACACTGAATACCGCCGCGCCGACCTCCCCGCCACCGATGAGCAGATCATGTCGGACCCACGGGTGCAGGCGTTGGTGGAGGCTGGTGATGTAATGGCAAAGGCTTTGCAGGGAGGTTACATTGTCCCTAAGTCTGCAAACAACTGGGGTAAAGCCCTAGAAGCAATGAAGGAGAACCCCGATGAGTGATGCAGCCAAATTCCAGAACGCATTGCGAATAGGGTTTCACCGTGACCCAATGCGGGCAGGGATCCGCATGGACGCGGAAACATGGGCCAAGGTTTATGCGCTAATCGAGGCGCGGCAATGATCAACGCATTTAGCATGGACCGACACATCGCCACACGCCACGAAGCCGCAATCGGCGCGGCAATGCTGCGCCACACAGCAAACCGGCCCCGCGCTGTCAATACATACGAGGAACGCAAGCCACGCAAGGACCCACACGAACAGACATGGTTGGATCGGGCTGCATTGGTTCGCGGGGTGATCGCTGACAATCCCGGCTGCGTTAACCTGACGATCCGCAACGGCCTAGGCATTGAGCGCAGCGTTGCAGCGGCATGGATGACCAAGTTTCGCCAGGTCGGAAAAAAGCACGGAATCCGGAATATTATGGATGACAAAACAAAACAATATCGCTATTGGTTGGATAGCCAGTCGTTTATTGAGAAGGAAACCAGATGACCACGACAAAACACGTCACAAAAACAATCACCGTTCCCGTTACGATCACGTGGTTCGCAACCGAAGTGTCTGACGAAACGGGCGCGCATGTTGAGATGGCTAACTTGCAGCCCATTGATGTTGAAGGGGCTTATTTTGAAGCATGGGATGACGTCGTTGTTTACATGCGCAATCTTGTTGAAGCAGGGGAATGGGAATGAATAACATCGAAGAACTGACCCGCAAGCTGGTTGAGGTCACGGCAGATCGGGATCAGTGGAAAACCATTGCCGAAGAGGCTGTGGCGGAAGTTGCCGGGGACGTCGACCTGATGCTAAAATGTGAGGCTGTGATAATTGCCCAGAGAACCCGCATCGCACAACTTGAGGCCATGCTGCCCCACGCGTATCGGGCTGGGGTGGAGGCTACGGTGGCTACTTATGTGCGGGGAGCATGTGGTCCAAACATCGAGACAACATGGGACTACGCTTCGAACGCGGAAGAAGCCATCCGCGCCAAACCAATCCCCACGTCAGCCGAATTGCTGGCAAAATTTAAGGAAGCCACATGAACACTCAACAAATCACAGCCCAGATCGTCGCGGTCCACGCTGCGCTTGTTGAAAAGCTAGGCGAACAGCCATCCATTGCTCCGTACATAACGCTTCGTCAAAGCGGCGAATGGTTTTTGCCGCTCTACAAGGGGCGAAGCAGCATTGGCTTTGAGGAACTTGTTACGGCAAAAGGCGACACGCCGGAATCGTGCATCAAAGTCGCTTTTGTCTTTCTGGCAGCTATGCCGGACCTAGAACTTGTCGCCAAACAGGATTGGCAGAAATCCCTTGGCAGGGTGATTGACGCGGGCCATGCGCTCAACCTGCCAGACGATGTAATGCAGCCGTTGAGACAGGGGTCGCAGGCGATGACAGAAAACCTGATAGCAGCGCCG